GGCTCGCGGCGTACTGGTCCCGATGCAGTCCTACGATCAGGGCGAGCAGGGCGACGCCGAGGACGAGATGAACGAGCAGCTCGTCGGCTCGGGCCTTGTGATCTCAATTGACTACGACCAGACCTTCACCGAGGCCCCGGGCCTCTGGCTCTGCTTTATCGAGGAGGCCGTCGAGCTCGGGAATACGGTCATCATGACCACCAGGCGGGAAGATAACGACGCCAACCGGGCGGAGGTTATGTCGGCCGTAGGCCCGGACAGCGACCTAACGGCCATCATCTTCGCCGGCCCGGAATCAAATAAGCGCGACGCGGCCACGGCCGCCGGCTTCAACGTGAACGTGTGGATCGACGATACGCCTTCGACGGTAGACGGCCCGGTCAAAAGGTTTCTGAGCGCAACTACGAGGCTCGCGGCGTCGCGGGCGCTCGGTACGCTCGCGCTCGCGAGGCTCCGGAATGTCATCGGCTAGGTGCCGTACCTGTGGCGAGCGTATGCGGGTGGAGTGTTCTCGCCGGTGCGGCGAGGTGCAGCTCCAGTACGTCGCCTGTACGGCCTGCCAGGAACGACGGAAGCAGACGGTGCCGGTATCGGAGATATGGGCGAAGCCGAGGAAGAAATGATTTCGAGCGGCCCTACCACAATCGCCGGCAATCTCTTCGACCTGGAGCAGAAGGTCCGCGCGTTTGTCGGCGCCGCTATGTCGGCGGCGGCCCGCGGCATGACGGTAGCCGACTTTGCCGAGCTCACCGTGTCGCTCCTGCGGATCGTCATCTCGACGGCCGACGGGTTACCGGCGGACAACGCCGACAAGAAGGCCTGGTGTATCCAAGCCGTTTCCGACCTCTTCGACGCTACGGCTAATTTCGCGGTTCCTCGGCCCATGCTCCCGATCTGGTGGGCGATCCGGCCGGCCGTACGCAACCTAGTTCTCCTGGCGGCCGGCGGGACCGTCGAAAGCCTTCTTCCCCTGGTAAGGATGGCCAAGCAATGACCTACGCCGTAATCCTCGCGGCCGCGGCCGCCGTCTGGTTCTGGCCGCAGCTCGTGGCCTTCGCGCAAAAGCTCCGCGGAGGAATCCCGAAAGACATTCCTCCGAGGTATCTGCTTTCGGCGGCCTTGGCGGCCGGCGTCTTGGTGGCGTTCGCGGCCGAGAGCTACCGGCCCGAGCTGCAGCCGATGCCCGGGCCTCCGGAACCGTCGCCGGCCTTCTCGCTCCGCGGGAAGTTTATCGGCCCGAGCGCCTCGGCCGATGCCGCCACCTTTGGCGCTCTCTGCGACGAGCTGGCCGCGACGCTCGAATACGACGCCAGCCAGGCCGAGCCGAGGATAAAGACGGGGGCCTCGATCGAGGATCTCCGCGTCGCGGCCCGCGAGGCCCGGCTCCGCGGCGTCTCTCTCGGTGCTCGACAGCCTCACGCCCGCGATGCCGTTAAGGCCTATCTCGACCAGGCCGCCGGCACCTCGGGCGGGCCTCTATCGCAGGAGCAGCGGGCCGCCTGGGTATCGGCTTTCCGAGACGTAGCGAGGGCCGCAAACGATGCCGCACGATAACGAGCCGTACGACCCGCTCTCCTGGCGCGCCATTATCGGTGGCGTCCTAGTCGCTTGCGCGGCCTGGACCGCTACGCGGGCTCTCTGGCATGCCGAGCGGGCGATAACCGGACGGACTAACTACGGCTATACGCCAGACCCAGAAGGTACGGCCGGCTTCCTGCGAGAGCTGAAGGAGCCAAACTTCCGCCAGGCCGGCGCCGATGCCGTGGCGAAAGCCAAAGGCGTCGATACGTTTCTGTACCGCTACGCCGACCGGGCTAGCCGCTCGGTGTACGGCAAGCCGTTTGCGGTCTGGAACCAGGGCAACCACGGGAGCTGCGTTTCCTTCGGCTGGGCAATGGGAAGTTGGGTGGGCCAATCCACGGCATGGGCCGCAGGCGAACTGCCGGCCCCTCCGAAGATGCCGGCCACAGAACCGATCTATGGCGGGAGCCGTACAGCCGGCCGCCTGCCCCCGGTCTCATCGGCGGGCTACTCCGATGGCAGTTACGGCGCCGCCGCGGCCCGGTGGGTATCCGGCAAGTGCAAAGATACGGCGGTCGGCGGCATCCTATACCGCGAGAAATACGGAGACGTAGACCTCTCGCAGTATTCGATCCCGCTCTCGCGCGAGTGGGGTAACAGTGGCGTACCGCTCTCGCTCGCGCGGCTCGCTCACGAGCATACGGCGACGAGCGTAGCGCAAGTCTCCGACTACGAGAGTCTGGTAGCGTCTCTGGAATCCGGCTACCCGGTCCCGGTCTGCTCTAACGTCGGCTTCGCGGCCACAAACGTACGCGATAAGGACGGATTCCTTCCGCGCGGTGGCGCTGCTTGGTCTCATTGCATGGTAGCCGTAGCCGTACGCCACTCGGAGACCAGCGGCCGCGATGGAGTGCTGATAGCCAACTCCTGGGGCGAGCGGTGGGTGACGGGTCCAAAGTGGCCGCCCGATATGCCCGAGGGCTGCTTCTGGATTTCTCGCGCAGACGCTACCGCGATCGTCTCGCAGGGCGATAGCTTCGCAATCGGTTCGGTGGGCGGATTCAAGTATAGAGACCTTCATAACGGCAACTGGATGGAGGGCGATAAATGAGCCTGGTTCTACTCCTGCTCTTCGGTGCTATGGCCGGCGGCCTGGCGAAATGGATTCTCCCGGGTAAATGTCCCGACGGATGGGCTCCGACTATCGGCCTGGGCGTCGCCGGCTCCGTCGTGGGCGGCCTGCCATTTGGCGGTAATCCTGCCGGCCTGGTTGGCTCCGTTATCGGCGCCGTCGTAGTGCTTTACCTGTATTCGATTTGGAGCGCGAAACAATGAAAGACGAATACAAGAAGTTTGCCGTAGTGGTCGCGCTTGCCGTCGCTGTTACATGGTTTGCGGCCACGAGCGACTACTCGCCGGTAAAACCTCGGCCCGACCGGCCCGTACTACGGCTTATCCAGAGGCTCGCCCGCGTAGGGCTCTGGGTAGCCATGTTCGCCGAGACGGCGCCACAGACGCCCGAGGGCTTGGTCTACCACGCCCAGGCGTACGACGAAAAGGGGGAGCGAATACTCGATCACGGGAAAGGATGGTGATAGATGTGGGCCTATCTGCTCTCGCTGTTAACGAGCCTGTCGGCCGACCCGGCCGCTATTAACTCCGAGCCTCCGCGGGCCGCGGCCGCCGTGGCGTATGCCTATGCGTCGCTTATTCAGGAGCCGACGGCGCACTATCAAAGTGCAAACACGGCCGGCAATGCTTCCACGAAAACGGAATCCGGAAAATAGTATTAGGACGTTTCGACCATCCATAGAAGGAAAAACTCGTATGTCGCTCAAGCGCCGCCAGCTCCAGGACGAAGCCGCCAAACTTGCCAACCAGATCGAAGAGCTCCGCGCCGTCGCTCCGAAGGACGATGCCGAAGCGGCAACGATTGCCGAGCGGATCGACGATGCCGCGAAGCGAGCCAGCGAGATCGAGCCCGAGCTCGCCCGCGAGGCCTCGCTCGACGCCCGGCTTAAGAGCCTGCGGTCGACCGTGACCGACGCCTGCGAACACCGCGACGCCCTGGTCGCCAAGGAAGCGCCAACCGTCGACCGTGCCGAAGCGGCCGCCGTCGCCGGCTTCGGCTCCCGGAAGGAGGCCCGCGAAGTGGGCGTCGCTCTCCGCGGCCTGATGCGGGGCGAGACCCGGGCGATGGGTGAGACCTCAACCACCTACGACGCGAAGGGTAGCGAGTACGTCGTTGTCCAGCTCTACAACGCCGTTATCAACATCCTCAAGTACCAGTCCGTCGCCTTCCAGGTGGCTTCGACCTTCGAGACCAACTCGAACCGGATCACATTCCCGAAGGTCGGCGAAATCTCGGCGACTCCGATCTCGGAAAACACCGACACCAGCGATACCGACATCTCGACCAGCGGCGCAACGTGCAACGTGCTCGATTGGCGAACCTCGGTCGCCGTGTCGAATACGCTCATCGAGGACAGCCCGGTCGACGTTGCCGGCCTGGTGGCCTCGCGTCTTGCCTACGGCTACGCCAAGTCCATCGATAAGGCCTGGCTCCAGGGCTACAGCTCGGGCGGCGTGACGATCGGCGGTCTCTACGACGCCATCAACGGCTACAGCTCGGCGTCCAACGTCGTGACCGTCGCCAGGACGGCCGCTACGACGGTCGGCAACTTCGCCGACGTTGTGGGCAAGATCGACCCGTACGCGATCAACCCGTCATGGGTCGTAGGTGCGGCCGGCTGGGCGGAGATCATGAAGGTATCCGCGACCCTGCTTAACGCCAACATCGTCAACGGCACTACGGCCCAGCTCTGGGGTAGCACCGTTCGGAAGGCGTACAACATGCCCGCCAACGTCTACGCCATGTACGGCGACTTTAACTTCACGACGGCTATCGCCATGAAGCCGGCTGGCCTCCAGATCACGGCGGCCCGCGAGCTCCTCATACGGAAAAACGCGACACTTTTTGTTGGAATCCAGAGGTTTGGAATTCTGTCGCACGCTCCCGAATTCGGTGCGGCTCTGGTGAAGGCGACCGTCTAACGCTTTCCCGACTCTGCTCCTGGAGAGCCGGGCCGACTCCCCTCGGCCCGGCTCTCGCCATGTAGATAGGTAGGGCCATGAAAATCAGGCTCCTCAACCAGTACCGCAGCTACCGCCGCGGCGACGTTATCGAAGTCTCGGCGAGGATGGCCGAGGAGCTCGTAGGGAAGGGCCTCGCGGTGGTCGAGACTCAAAGCGACTTCCTGCCGGCCGAGAGGCGAGAGGCCGCCGTAGCGGCCCGCGTCAACGTCAGAACCGCAGACCGAAAGTAGAGGGGCCGATGGTCTACCCGTACCTGTATCCGGTCCAGATGGCCTACGGGATTCCTTCCCCGCGGCATCCTGTCTCCACGGTGCCGGTGAGCCTGCCGGCCGTCGAGCCGGTGAGCCTGGCCGAAGCAAAGGCCCAGCTCCGCATCCTGCCAGACTTTACCGACGATGACACGCTCGTAATGGGCCTGGTAGCCACGGGCCGCCGGCTCGTCGAGCGCCGCCTCGGCGTTACGCTCATGGCGACGCAGTACCGGGCGACGTTTGCGGACCCGCTCGACCTTCTTAGCAACCGCCACGAGAGCAACTGGTGGGGCTGGAGCGACACGCTAGAGCTCCCCTACGGCCCGCTTCTGGTCGACGGTACGCATAGCGTCGCCGTGACCTCGGCCGGGGTGACGGTCGACCCGGCCAGTTACGTCGTAGATGCCGAGAGCCGGCCGGGCCGGATCCGGCTCTCAAACCCGGGGAATAACTCGCAGCTCGTCGTAACGTACTGGGCCGGCCAGGCGACGCCGCAGACCGTACCGCCGACGCTTAAAAGCGCGATCCTGCTAATGGTCGGGCATCTCTGGGCGCATAGGGAATCCGTCGTGGACGGCTCCGCGTCCGTCCTGCCCCACGGCGTCGAGATGCTCCTCGCCTGCGAAGCACAATCGGGGCTCTATTAATGCTCCCAGCCGGCATCCTCCAGGAGCTCGTTGTAGTCGAGACGCCGACCGAGAGCCGGAACGCTCTCGGCGAGACTACGCTCGCCTGGTCCGAATTCGGGAAGCGGTGGGCGTCCGTCGTGGCGGCCAGCTACTCCGAGCAGGAGCTCCGCCGGCAGATCGGCGGCATGGCTACCCATACCGTCCGGATGCGGTACATGGCCGGGCTTACCGGCAAGATGCGGCTCCGGTGGGCGTCGAGAGATAACCGCCTCCTCTACATTTCCTCGGTAGTCGAGCACGGCCGCCGCGAAGAGCATGAGCTCGCATGCGAGGAGAAGGTAACTTGATTTACTTCAAATCGAATTACGCCGAAGTGGACGATAGCATCCGGTCGATTATTTCGGCCTTCCGAAAACTCCCGCCGGCCGTCGCTAAGAAGCGCATAACGCAGGGCATGCGCAAGGCTATCAAGCCTTTCTTGCCGGTTCTCCAGGCCCATACGCCCTACAAAACTGGCGGCCTCATGCGGTCGGCTATCTCGAAGGTGAAGTTCTACAACAAGTCCGACCACGGAGCCGTTGTCGGCATTATTGGCTACTCGCGCAAGCCGATCCGGAAGCGACGCGGCATGTTCTCGCTAGAGGGTGCCGGGTTTCATTCCCACCTGGTGGAGTACGGCACCACAAACCGAAAGCGCTCTAGCGGCGGATCTACCGGCACGATGCCGGCCAAGCGGATGCTAGAGCAGACGCTCCAGAGCCAGAAGGGCCTAATCCTTTTCGCGATTGAGCAGGAGCTCGCGAAGTCTCTAGAAAAGGCCGCCGAGGATCTCCGGAAGAAATAACATGGCTAGCCCAGAAGCATGGATACGAGCATCTATCGAGACGGCGGCCGGGTGCTCGGCCTATCCGCAGATCGTGCCGGAATCGGCCGCCGTTCCGTTTGTGGTCTACGCCAGGGCCGGCACCGTCCGGGAGGCTTTCCCAGACCCTGCTTTTCAGTTTCCGGTGGTCGGCACGTTCGCCGTAGAAATCTACGCCGACACCTACACGCAAGTTAAGACGATCGCCGATAGCGTCCGGGTGGCTTTAAGTAACTTCAACGGGACGGCAAACGGGGCGACAATAACGTCCGTAATCCTGAGCGACGAGCGAGACGGCGACCCCGTTTTCTTCAACGGCCAGGATAAACCGACCTATATCGTCGAGCATAGTTACCTAATCCGCTGGAGCGAGTAGACATGCCAACCACGCCAACCACGCCCGTCGTTGTAGCCGATTCACAGGGCACTACCTTTACCTTCGCCGGCACGACATTCTTGGCGAAGAATGTAAAGATGAAACAGGCCATTGCCCTTATCGATTCAAGCTCGCTGGATATGGCGTCCGGCTCAATGCGACGCCTGCAGGCGGCTCCGCTTCGCGACCAGCAGGAGGTAACGTGCGAGTATTACGGCTCGACGGCTCCGGCAATCGGAACGTCCGGAACGGTTACCTGCTCGTCGATCGGAATCTCGGGTAACGCCTACGTCGAGAGCTTCGAGCTCACCGCGGCCGTGGGCGAGCTCATCGTCGGGAATCTTACTCTGAAGCTCACGGGCTGAAACCGGGAGGGCCAGGCCTTGCCGGACGCTATCACGGTACAAGACAGTCAGGGCGCTACGCTCACGTTTAACGGAGTAACGCTCGGGTACTACGTCTCCATCTCGCCGTCCTGGAGCGTGAGCTCTAGCCACGAGACTACGAGCAAGGATAGCCCCATCCTCGGCCGCGGCACGGACGCGAGAGTCCTACGGCAATACAACGTATCCAGCGTCGAGCCCGGCCAGGTTGCCGTTAACTTTATCGGAAACTCGGACCTCGATTGGAACTCTATCGGCGTTACTGGATATCTCAAAGTTTCATGGCCGGGCG